TGAAGAGAACGTGCGCTCCACGATCTTCCATCTCATGTCGGTAGAGGCCAATGCTCGACTGTACATCCGAGAGGTGCGGGAAGGATACCCGAGAGCCGAGCTAGAAAAGTGGAACAAGGCTACGGTAGGCACCGGACGCTTCTTTGCCTTTGATCACTTTGGCTCTCTAGCCACGGAAGAGATCCTTGCCCGCATCCGCTACATGATCAAGGCTCTAGACTGCAAGTGGATCTTCCTTGATCACTTGTCCATTCTAGTCTCTGGTCTAGACGGCATGGACGAGCGTCGCAACATCGATATCCTTATGACCAAGCTTCGCTCTCTTGTCGAAGAAACCAACTGTGCGCTGCTTCTTGTCTCTCATCTACGCAGGGCTGGCTCAGACAGCGGACACGAGGACGGCAAGGAAGTATCCCTAGCCCACCTTCGTGGCTCCCAGAGCATTGCACAGCTCTCTGACGCAGTCATAGCTATGGAACGAGACCAACAGGCTGACGATCCTAACGTAGCCAACACCACTACCATTCGCGTACTCAAGAACAGGTACGCTGGCGAGACTGGTGTTGCTTGTCATCTATTCTTCAACAAGGAAACGGGACGACTTCATGAGGTTGAAAACCTTGGGGACAGTGACACAGAGAAGGCGTCTACTAGCAATGACATCGACATCTAACAGACAGGAGAGGCTAGACATGCAAACTAATTTCCAGAAAGTTGGGGAGTTCATGCGATGCATGGGACAAGATGTAAAGACATCTCCAATGAACACAGTTGACAAGAGACTTATTAACCTACGAATGGTATTGATTGCAGAAGAAGCTGGAGAACTTGGAGCAGAGTTTCTTGACTTACTTGAGTCAACCGACAATCCACCAAAGCTTTGCAATCTAGCCAAGGAACTTACAGACCTGTTGTATGTCGTCTACGGTGCCGGTCACGCATTCGGCATTGATCTTGACAAGTGCTTTGAAGAGGTCCATAATTCCAACCTCTCAAAGCTTGGTAACGATGGTAGGCCAGTTTACCGTGATGATGGGAAGGTAGTGAAGGGACCAAACTACATGGCTCCCGACATGCGTAAGATTGTTGGTTAATAGAAATTAACCTCTCACTTAAGCTTGAAGAAGGGTTGGGCATGGAATGCATCATCGACATCGAAGCAGACAGCCTTCAACCTACGGTCATCCACTGCATCGTAGTGAAGGACATCAAGACTGGGGAGGTAAGGCATTGGTCTGAAGGCGAGTGCCTTACCGACTTCCCTAAGTTTGCATCTTCAGTCACCAAGTTTATAGGACACAACATCATCTCGTTTGATGCCCCAGCACTCAACAAGCTTGTCGGTACATCAATCAACCTGAAGTCAATCGAAGACACTCTCATCCTTAGCCAGCTACTCAATCCTGCTAGGGATGGTGGGCATAGCCTTGAGTCTTGGGGCAAGCGACTGAACTACCCAAAGTCAGACTTCAATGACTTCTCCAAGTTCTCTGACGAGATGCTTAAGTACTGCATAAACGATGTGGAGTTGACGTTCAAGGTCTGGATGTGTCTTCTTCCAGAGATGAGCAAGATCAGCAGGAGAAGCATTGACCTTGAGTACAGGATACGTGAGATCATTGACGAGCAGGAAAGGTATGGCTTCAAGCTTGATGTCAAGAAAGCCATGTGCTTTGCTGCTCGTCTACAGGACAAGTCAAATGAGATTGAGAGAGAAGTACAAGAGGTATTCAAGCCACTACCATCCTTCGTAAAAGACTACACACTCCGACTGAAGAAGGATGGATCTCTTTCGTCTGTTGGTCTCAATCACCTTGAAGACAAATCAATTGTAGCTGGAGATCACTCGGTAATCGAATACCAGCAGTTCAACATGTCTTCCAGACATCAGATAGCACGACACTTGATGATGAAAGGCTGGAAGCCTGAGAAGTTTACCGAAACTGGTCATCCAACCGTAGACGAGGCAGTACTAAAAGATGTTCAAATCAAGGAAGCCCAACTCATATACGAGTTCCTTCTCATTCAAAATCGACTTGCTAAGGTTCAGTCTTGGCTTGATGTTGTCGATGACGACGAGAAGGTTCACGGTAGCGTACTTACGCTTAGGGCAATCAGCGGGCGAATGGCACACCACTCTCCTAATGTTGCCCAAGTTCCTGCCTCCTATTCTCCTTACGGCAAGGAATCCAGAGAGTGTTGGACAGCTAGTTCTCCTTCTCGCTCTCTCGTTGGATGCGATGCTTCGTCGCTTGAGCTAAGGGCATTGGCTCACTACCTTAACGACCCAGCATTCGCAAAGGAAGTAGTCGAAGGGGACGTACACACAGCTAATCAGAAGGCTGCTGGGCTGGAAACGCGAGACCAAGCAAAGACATTTATCTACGCATTCATCTACGGTGCCGGTCCTGCCAAGATTGGATCAATCGTTGGAGGAGACGCAAAGGTTGGTCTTGAACTGATTGAGCAGTTCCTGAGAAACGTCCCTGCTCTAGCTACGCTACGCAAGCGTGTTGACATTGCAGCCAAAAGAGGCTATCTTATCGGTCTTGACGGCAGACGACTGATTGTCAGGGAACCTCACGCTGCCTTCAACCTTCTAATCCAAGGGGCTGGAGCAGTCATCTGCAAGAGCTGGCTTGTCCATATCAGAGACATGGTGGCCTTGAACAATCTTGATGCCAAGCTTGTGGCGTCTATCCACGACGAGTACCAGCATGACGTTCTAACAGAACACGCGGAAAGCTTTGGCAACATGACAAAGATTGCCATGTCAGCGACTCAAGACAGTTTAGGCGTAAGGTGCAAGCTAGACTCAGAGTACAAGATTGGCAAGAACTGGTGCGAGACACACTAAGGGAGTAAGGACAAATGCCCGAGATAATTGAAACCAAGATCCCTATAGACATGATTGCAAAAGCCCGCATCTACTCCGATGAAATGGGAGTGATCAAGAACTCAATCATGCAAGGCGGCGGCAATATCTACGGGTTCATTGGTGAACTTCTAGTAGCTGACTTCGTTGGTGTGCCTCTTAGGCACTCCTACGACTACGACATGGAACTACCAAATGGAGAGTCCATTGATGTAAAGACAAAGAAGACTGGTTGGCCTCCAAAGCTTGATTACGACTGCACCATATCCGCATTCAACATCAAGCAGAAGTGTACCTACTACGTCTTCACTCGCGTGAAGTCCGATCTCTCTGTCGGATGGCTTCTCGGATACCTTCCAAAAAAGGAGTACTTTGATGCAGCACAGTTCATAAAGAAGGGTGAACTTGATCCTTCAAACAACTTTACAGCCAAGACTGACATGTATAATGTAAAGATCAGTCAGCTAAAGGACATGAAGGATCTACTTGATACAAAGAAAGCTCTTGACAGTCTAAAGATGACTTGATAGAGTATCCATCCAACCAAGATAACTTGGCTTGGCATATGTTTCAGAAGGAGATAAGGAAATGGCTACTACCAACAACAAGTACACGATCATCTCTGGCAAGGCTCATTGGGCTTCGCTGATTACCCCAAACACTACGTTTGAGCCATGCTGGTCTCTTGATGTCTCTCTTGACGAGACAAACAAGAAGAAGGCTGCTGCTGATGGTCTTGTCATCAAGAACAAGAACGACAACCGTGGTGACTTCGTGACCATCAAGCGCAAGGTTACCAAGCGTGATGGCTCGCCTCGTCAGGCTCCAGAGGTCATCGACGCAGCCAAGAACCCTTGGAACGGGGATCTGATTGGCAATGGCAGCGTAGTCAACGTCAAGTACCAGCCATACGAGTACACCGTTCGTGGCAAGAAGGGTCGCTCTGCTGACCTAGTCAAGGTTCAGGTTGTGGAGCTTGTGCCATACGGTGGCGGCAAGGACGACGGCTTTGATGTCATTCACGGTGGTTATACCGTTGGTGCGAAGAAGGATTCAGACGCTGTGGCCGATGACATTCCGTTCTGATAAGTAATACACACAAGGGGTCATCATATCGTTGGATGACATTCGCTTGTCGGGTGTGGAGAGGGACCGACTGGCACAAGCAAATGAAATACACATACAAAAGGAGAGAAGTTCAAATGACTAACGAGATCCGAGTTCTAATGGCACTTCTTCGTCGCAATCGAGTTACGCGCAAAACGGCAATCGAAAAGGGTCTATGTGAGAACCTAACGGCCACGATCTCTCGTCTCCGTCAGTGGGGTGTAGAGATCATGTCGGTAACTGCAAAGTCAGATACCGGAGAGAGGTACACTCGCTACAAGCTTGTCAATCCGGAACAGGCTCGCATCAAGCTTTCGTATCTTAAGCTTGATCATGAGATCAACAATCCAGCGTCGATGACGCGACAGGCAGCTTAAGGAGCCTTTGAGATGACAGAAGCTTACAACAACAAGAAGACTATCGATACTCTTGTCGAAGACATCTACAGTCTGTTTGACGAGAGCAACGATGTGCAGATTGACGATAAGGCAATCGACGCATTCCTAGAAGGAGTCCGAGCTTCTGTCATCTCCTCTCTTACGCGCAAGAGGGGCGCACCATATCTTCGACTGTCTATGGTTGGTCAACCGGATAGGAAGATCTGGTATGAACTAAACGGCGCACCAAAGGAACCTCTGACAAAGCCTACACATATCAAGTTCCTGTATGGCGATATCCTTGAGCATCTTCTAGTCCTGCTCTCAAAGCTTTCAGGACACGATGTAACTGAGCAGCAGGATGAACTTTCAGTTGAAGGTGTAGTGGGTCACCAAGACGCTGTTGTCGATGGTACGCTAGTAGACTTCAAGTCTGCCTCACCGCACAGCTTCAAGAAGTTCAAGGATGGCTCACTGGCAATGGACGATCCGTTTGGGTACATTGCCCAGATCTCGTCCTATGCGTTTGCTGGGAAGCATGATCGTGCTGGCTTCGTGGCAATCGACAAGGTATCTGGAGAGATCCACTTCCACGAAGTCCACAAGCGTGAGCGTATCGATCCCTCAAAGAGGATCGTAGATCTCAAGCGCATTATTGACATGCCAGTACCACCAAAGCACTGCCATGACCCAGTACCAGATGGCAAGAGTGGAAACATGAAGCTAGCCCCTGCATGCTCGTTCTGCGACTTCAAGAAGCACTGCTGGTCATCTTCCAACAACGGTGCCGGTCTCCGAGCATTCAAGTACAGCAATGGTGTTCGCTATCTCACTAGTGTGGCAAGCACTCCTGACGTAGAGGAGGTCTTTGAAACATGATCTTTAGATCTGGACTTGAGAAAAAAGTAAGTGCTGCGTTTATTGCCAATGCTATTGGCGCAAAGTTTGAACCCATCAAGATCCTCTACAGCACTATTCCAGAAGACCATAAGTACACTCCAGACTTTGTACTCGACAACGGTATCCTCATTGAGGTGAAGGGCTACTTCACTGCACAAGACAGGAAGAAGCATCTACTGCTCAAGTACAATTATCCAGATCTCGGTGTCCACTTTGTCTTTGGCAACAAGAAGAACAAGCTACACAAGAACTCTCCCACGACATACGAGGACTGGTGTAAAAAGCACGGCTTTGAATGCTGTGATGCAAAGGACGTAGAAACACTAAAGCAGTGGTCTAAGAAGAAGCGCAATAGTCTAGATACAGTAAGACTGTACAAGGTCGCAGAGAAAACCAATGGAAGAGAAAAGAAGAGAAAGCCTTCAAAGCCTCGGAGAAGCCCTAAGACTTGACTCGTACGGACCATCAACCCCACAGGAGTTGATCCTCTTCCGTACGGTAATCCTTCAAGCACTTCTTGATGCTACAAAGCCAGCCTATGAAAATGAGCCAGAGGAAGAAGCCTTGGCTCGTTCACAGGCACAAGCTTGGTTCTTCTCTTCCGTAGGAGTCACTTGTCAAGACTTTGTCGATGTATGCGACATGGCTGGACTTGAGCCACAATTTGTGCGATCATTTGCATTCAAGGTCATAAAGACAAAGGAGATCAAGTATGTCAGGAAACGAATCAACACAGTCCTTAATGATTGACAAGTTCAAGATTGGCGATGTAATCTATGACCCATACATCAATGACATGAAGGGGCCAATGTATCTCTACGATCCACAAGTAAAGTACAACGTCAACATCCCTTCATCCACGGATGAAACACAGCTCTATCCAGATCTATCTTCTGACTTCATTGTGTATAAGTACAATGAGGCAAAGCATATTGCTGAGCTAAAAGAGTACATTGACTCAACGTACTCCGCTCACTATGCCAAGAGCAAGATGCAAGCAACGGAGATCATGATCGATAGTGGGTATGGCGAAGGATTCTGCATGGGCAGCATCCTCAAGTACTGGCAGCGGTATGGTCGCAAGGACGGGTACAACAGGAAGGACTTGCTAAAGATCCTTCACTATGCGATCATTATGCTTTCGATCCACGATAACAGGGTTGAAACTAAAGACAAGCCTACCTAAGTTAACCAGTACACACGAACACATACATCATCCCGTCTGGGAACTTTGAGCGATAAGCCATTGATCCCAGACGGGATTTTTGTCTCTTCAACCATCTTTTATTTGAGGACATACCAGCCATGCAGCAGAAGGATCGCTCTAACGAGCCACAGTACTTGCCAACAGATTACCAGACGTTTATCGCTCTAAGCCGCTATGCACGATGGCTGGAGGACAAGAACCGAAGGGAGACTTGGGCAGAGACCGTTGATCGATATATTGACAATGTCGTTCGTCCAGTTCTCGGCAAGAATAGCGGAGAAACAGTCAGCATTCTACGCGAGGCAATCTTCAATCTGGAGGTAATGCCATCGATGCGAATGCTGATGACTGCTGGTCCTGCTCTAGAGCGAGACAACACCTGTGGGTACAACTGCTCTTACTTGGCTGTAGACGACATCAAGTCTTTTGATGAAGCCATGTTCATCCTTCTATGTGGTACTGGTGTCGGCTTCTCAGTCGAGACTGAAGCCATCAACAACCTTCCAGAAGTACCGGACAAGATGTTTACATCCGACGATGTCATCGTTGTCCATGACTCAAAGGAAGGCTGGGCAAAAGCTCTTCGAAAGCTTATCGCCATGCTCTACAGCGGCGAAATCCCATCTTGGGATCTGTCCAAGATCCGCCCTGCTGGTTCTCGCTTGAAGACCTTTGGTGGCAGGGCTAGCGGTCCAGAGCCTCTGAACCAGCTATTCTCCTTTGTCGTTGACATCTTCAAGAAAGCTAGTGGCAGGAAGCTTAACTCGATTGAGTGTCACGACATCATGTGCAAGATTGGTGATGTCGTAGTGGTTGGTGGTGTACGTCGATCTGCAATGATCTCACTGTCAGATCTCTCTGACGAGCGTATGCGTGTTTGCAAGAGCGGAGAGTGGTGGAGGTCCAACCCACAGCGTACTCTAGCCAACAACTCTGCTGTGTACACCGACAAGCCAGTCATGACTTCATTTATGAAAGAATGGCTATCTCTTGTGGAAAGCAAGAGTGGCGAACGTGGTATCTTTGCTAGGTATGCTGCACAGAGACACGTAGCACGTAATGGTCGAAGGGATCCCAATCATGATTTTGGGACAAATCCTTGCAGTGAGATCATCCTGCGAAACAACCAGTTCTGTAACTTGACTGAAGTTGTTGTCCGTAGCACCGACACGTTTGATGATCTATTTGTCAAGATCCGTAATGCTACCATCCTTGGAACAATCCAGTCTACGTTTGTGAACTTCCCGTATCTACGCAAGGTTTGGCAGAAGAACACCAAGGAAGAAAGGCTTCTAGGTGTATCCCTTACGGGAATTATGGACAATCCTATAACGTCAAATCCAAATCCTTTGACGCTTAAGTCTCTTCGTGACTACGCTGTAGAAGTCAACAAGAAGTGGTCAGAGATTCTCGGCATTGAGCAATCGACAGCTATCACGTGCATCAAGCCATCTGGCACCGTCAGCCAGCTTGTTGACGCTGCCAGCGGCATCCACGCACGGCACAATGACTACTACGTCCGCACT